AATCAAATCTTTGTGTTGAGATTCTTCTTCCCACGAAGCCATTCAAGCGTTTAGATGATCCAACTGGCCGTATCGCACTTTGTACCCTCGGGAGTATGAATTGGGGAGCATTTAGAAACCCAGAAGATATGCGTAGAGCATGTCGTATTCTATTGCGTAGCTTGAACAACATTCTTGACTATCAGGACTTCTTGAGCATTCAAAGCAAGTTGTCAAATGACGAGATTCGCCCAATTGGCATCGGCATTACAAATCTTGCTTACTGGCATGCCAAGCGCAGTTTCAAGTACGGTGAATCAGAAGCATTGCAGGAAGTCAAGACTTGGGCTGAACATCAGACTTACTACTTGATGGAAGCTAATGTTGAGCTTGCTAAGGAACGTGGTAAGTGCTTAGACAGTGACAAGACTCGCTATGGTCATGGCATCTTCTCATGGGAGCTTAGAGCAAAGGGTGCAAATGATCTTGCTGACTTTACTCCTGAACTTGATTGGGAAACTCTCAGAACAGAAATGAAGACTTATGGTGTTCGTAATGCTACTGTTGGTGCAATTGCTCCTGTTGAATCGTCAAGTGTTGTGATCAATTCAACAAACGGTATCGCAATGCCAATGAATCTTATTTCAATCAAAGAATCAAAGGCTGGTTCATTTGTACAGGTTGTTCCTGAATATCAAAACGCAAAGGTTCGTAAGAATTATCAGCTTATGTGGGATCAGACTGATTGCTTGGGTTATCTAAAGACTTCGGCTGTTCTTGCAGCGTTTATGGATCAGTCAATCAGTACTGATACATTCTATAACCCTGCTCACTTCCCTGATCGCAAGGTCCCGACTACCCTTATCGCAAAGAACTTGATGCTTGCACACTATTATGGTATCAAGACACTTTATTACAGTTTGATCAACAAGCAGGGTTCAAAGGAAGAAGAAGATGAAGCACCACTTGAAGCAATTGATTTCTTTGAAGAAGACGAATCCTGCGAAAGTTGTAAATTATAGCCTGTAAACTATGACAGCCTGTAAACTATGATAAATAGATTGCAGGAGACATGAAATGAATTATCAGCGTATATACGACCGTTTAATTGAACGAGGAAAGAATAGAGTGCTAACAGAATATACAGAAAGTCATCACATTCTTCCTCGTTGTTTGGGAGGCTCGGATGATAAAGATAATCTAGTGGACTTGACTCCCGAAGAGCATTATTTGTGTCACCAATTACTAGTTAAGATTCATCCCGATGATAGCAAGTTGCTCAATGCTGCACTTTTTATGACAGCTAACGGAATGGGACGAAGAAGCAACAAAGTATATGGTTGGTTGAAGAGAAAATACTCTGAGTATATGAAGGGGCCGAGCAATCCATCAAAGATAAATGGACCATGGAACAAGGGAAAATCAGGTTATTCAGTCAACGTAAACTTCTCGCAAGAGTTTCTAGATTCGCTATCCGACCGAATGAAAACAAGTAATCCATGCGCAGGTGTCAAGCCATGGAATCACCCTAGAGCTACCGAATATACTAAAAGTGTATGGACTAAGGCAGACTTGATCAAAGAGATATGGGAAGCAAATGGTCGCCCGTCATACTGTAGACTGTATTCATTAGTTAACGGGAAGCCATGTGGAAAAGACTGGGAAGCTATCGGACCATATATGAACTTAGTTAAGTATTTTAGAAATGGCTGGATGCCGAAAGAAGATGAAGAATGGAAAAAGCTATGAGATTTGTAACTACTCCGGTCTGTACTGTTGAGGGTATTGCTGTAGGTCCAAACGGATCTAGAACAATACAACCTGGAGAAAATATAGCGCCAGGTGAAGTAGCTTATGCAGGCCGGCGCATCTGGAATAACGTATTGATTGACAATCTTGAGTTAGAACAGGGTATCAAGCACGTTTCTGTGACTATTGATCACTTCACGTTACATGGGATTATACCAATCTATACTAAAGACGGCATTACTGAATGTATTTATGACTATGCCACTATTGACGAGACTTGTAAGCTATGAGGTCAGAATCAGCGGAAGTAATTATACTTCTTCCTAAAGACCATCCCTGGCTACATTTATTTCTAGGAAAAGAAGAAATGATAGCTGAAATATACAAAGTAGCTAATGTAAGAATAGGATATAAGAAATAATGTCTAAAGCGCAATACAACCTAAACACAAAGACTGATTATCTACAGCGCAAGATGTTTCTTGATCCAGCTGGTCCTGTAACCATTCAAAGATTTGAAGAAGTCAAGTATCAGAAGCTACAGAAGATTGAACAAACTGCTCGTGGATTTTTTTGGGTTCCCGAAGAAGTCAATCTATCTAAAGATGCTAATGATATGAAGGATGCTAGCGAAGCTGTTGCACATATTTTCACCAGTAATGTTCTTAGACAGACTGCACTTGATAGCTTGCAAGGTAGAGCTCCAGCTCAGGTCTTTACTCCTGTCTGTTCTATTCCTGAACTTGAAGCACTAATGAGTAACTGGTCTTTCTTTGAGACTAACATTCATAGTCGCAGCTATAGCCACATCATTCGCAACATCTATAATGTTCCTAAGGAAGTGTTCAACACGATTCACGATACTCAGGAAATCATTGATATGGCTTCCAGTGTCGGCAAGTACTATGATGACTTGCATGTGATCAATTGCAGGAAGGAACTTGTCGCAAGCAACCTTAACCCTGATTGGGCGCACATGATGGTCGATGAGCAAGAGCATATCAACGCAATATGGCTAGCACTTCATGCAAGCTATGCACTTGAAGCATTTAGATTCATGGTGTCATTTGCTACCAGTCTTGCAATGGTTGAAAACAAGATTTTCATGGGCAATGGCAACATCATCAGCTTGATTCTACAAGATGAACTACTACACAAAGAGTGGACTGCTTGGATGATCAATCAAGTTGTTAAGGAAGATCCTCGCTTTCAAGTTGCAAAGATTATGTGCGAAGAAGAAGTTCGCAAGATTTATGAAGATGTGATTCGTGAAGAAAAGGAATGGGCTAGTTATCTCTTTAAGAAGGGCCCAGTCATTGGACTTAACGAAAAGATCATGGTTGACTTTGTTGACTACAACGCCGTAGACGCTCTTAAACAGATCGGCATTAAATACTGGAATCCAGCACCAAAGACTACTCCTATCCCTTGGTTCAACAAGCACATGGATACGAGTAAGAAACAGACTGCACTACAGGAGAGCGAGTCAACAAGTTATGTTATCGGCGTTATGTCCGATACATTAGATTATGACGAATTACCAAGTTTATAAGGAAAGAAATGAGTTTTTTAAAAACAGTCGATTATCAACCTATTGTTGACATGATAGACCGATTGGGAAATCAACTCAACAAACCTTCTTACCGATTCCTTAAAGGAGAGGTAATTGGTTTGGCTTTAGAAAAAGCCACTAGTGGACGCTTGCGCTACGTAGATGAAGAAGGGTATGATAGTATTGATATTGAAACCGGAACTAAGTATGAGTTAAAATCAACTGCTAGTATGTTCTCAGTGAATGATACTATAACAGGAAGAGTCTCTTTGTCTAATACTAACAAAGGAGCATTCAATCCTACTTTTGATTTTTTGCTGTGTATTCAAACTGATCCTAAAAACTTTGCAATCGCCCAACTTACTTGGGATGAGTGTAATGCAAATCATAAGATAAAAGATGGCCAGGTTGATTTAGTAAAAGGCGCGCCGGTAACAAATTGGATTTGTAAGAACAACACGGAATTTAATAATCTACCATTGTCTAAGATTGACATACGAAAATTATTAGAAAGTATTTTATAAGGAGAAAGAAAATGAAAGCAGTAATTTGGTCAAAGGACGCATGCCCGTTTTGCGTACAGGCAAAGAATCTATTGTCACAGAAGGGCATTGAATACGAAGAACGTAAGATCGGTGAAGGCTACACTAGAGAAGACTTGTTAGAAGCAGTCCCGGATGCCCGCACCGTCCCGCAGATTTTCCTTGATGGTGAACTTGTCGGTGGATTTACAGAACTAAGAGCTAGGTTTCTAGCCGAAGCAGCATAAGGAAATATTTGTGAACTTTAAGACTAACGAAGTATATACGATCAAGTTGAATTCCGGTGAAGAATTGGTAACAAAGGTAGTTGAAACATCTGCCCATGAAATCACTATCTTTGATCCATTGTCAGTAGCACCGGGCCCGCAGGGAGTTGGACTTATCCCCAGCTTATTCACCGCAGATCCGAAGGGTGAAACAAAGCTAAATACTAATAGCATTGCGATTTATGCATTGGCTGATAGCACCATCAAGTCAAAGTATATTGAAGCAACTACAGGTATCGTTGTACCTGATAAGAAATTAATCTTGGGATAACGAATGGCTAAACTGAGTAGAAAAGGTGATCAAAACGCAGCCGGGGGCAAGATTGTTCGTGGTGCAAGCACTGTGTTTGCTAATGGCATCGCAGTTGGATTGCACGTAAGCGACATCACAAAGCACCCGGGCGGCGGAAAGCATGATGCAGCAAAGACAACAGAGGGTAGCCCTACTGTGTTTGCTGAGGGTGTTCCTGTTCTAAGAGTGGGTTCAGCTAATGATTGTGGTCACTCTATCACTGAGGGAAGCGATAACGTTTTCGTTCCTTAAACTACGACTTGTATTTGCATTTATCGCCGTGCCACATACTATACATGTTTGTACTGATTATTTTCCCACAATGTTCGCAAGTTTTTTTAATTTGTGAGGAATGAGTGCCGCTCTTTAGTTGATTCAACATTTTTTCTCTCTGTGCATCGCTATTCAACCAATTGTGCGTTCCGTCTGCTACCCTATCGGTGGCTAATGACGTTCCGTCATGTCGTTTCTGGAATGGATGGACACCTTGCGCCACTCGCTCGGTGTTTCGTTTTGAAGTTTTAGCGCCGTCTAACCAGTTGTGGGTTCCGTTGGCAACCCGGAGCCTGCTTTTTATGCTAGCAGTGTCCGGGTCATCCCCGTCGCCAGACTCTGGTTTTAGATTCGCCCATGTCTTTTTGCCATTCTCGTCACGTTCGTCAACGATATTCCATAGTTCGCTGTAATACACTCCCCATTTCTTGAATTCTTCTTTGGATTGGCACTCTTTAATGATTTCAGTTGTAACATCATATCCGTGTTTCTTAATATGAGGTATCCAATAATCTCCGGACCCTTTGTATTTGTGAGGGTCCTGAGTTGTCTTGCCGAGATACTTTAATCCGGTTTGGTTATGGGTTTTCTTGTATAGATAAATAGTCATAGCTGATTGCTCCTTTCAAGCGTTAGGGTAGTTGGGGACTGCTATCCCGCGAACTACACTTTTATTTATCACCGAAGGTTAAAAATATCGTGTCAGATTCAGGAAGACAAACCCCTCTCGCAGTTAATGTTCTAGGCTCAGTGTTGCAAAACACTGGGCTTAGAATCAATTCGACTACTGCTGGTTACATGGGGTCAAGTAAAACTAACAGTGATTATACATTTGGATCACTAGTTAGCACTACTGCACTTAATATGCTCACGTGGGCAATTCATGATGGTTACACTAGAGGCGTTCCTGGTGGCGGAACCACTCTATCTGTTGCAACTTATAACAATCTAATATCAATTGGTGCTAACACTATTCCTGCATTAGGGAATTCTAAGCCACCTACTTACATCGCAGTTGATCCTGCTGGCGTTTGGGCAAGAACAACATTAGACTCTACTACTCCATGTGTCGCTGAAAAGTACGGTATTCAAAAAGGTGTCTCCGGAGCATTACCAGGACCTGCTACATCTGGATATGGAATCACTAGTGCAACTGGCCAAGGTCAAGAAGCAACTTGGTATCCTTATACCGGTGATAGTACAGTCAACCCTAATACTAGCATAACGCAATGGGGATGGATTCGCAATCACGCATTGCAAGCATGGAATGAATTCAATTGGAACGGTGATTCAGCGTCAGAAGATAGTCCTGAATATAAAGAGTTTCTGTCATCATTCATGACATTTCATGGTTTCACCTCTGACGCTAACCAAACTATACAAGTAATCAACAATTCAGATACATTCGCTGATGGCATCTACAGTAATATGAATGATTTGATTAGTGCTGATATAGCTGGAATCAGCTTATCTAGTACATTGTTCGGTACAGACTTAGAAAATCTCGGCAAAGCTATTGACCTAAAGCGAATTGAAACGTTTGGCATGCCATCCAATCTATTGATGAATATAGGTAAAGCTGGCGCGATGACACAAGACTTAGCACTAGCCTTACTTGCGTCTGGGCTAACTAAGGATGATATTGCTTCTATCACGAATGGTGTTATTCCAAATTGGTCAAAGAAACTTGAGCAAAGTATCTTTGGTGCATTCTTGATCATCACTGGAGACAATCTAACTCATATTCTAGCACCATTGCAATGTGTAACACAGGGGCTAACTACTCTTGCTGATCTATTAAATCTTAGAATGATGTTCCCATTGAGCTATGCATCACTTACCGTTCCTGTATACAATGGTGTATTGGGTCTCCCTACTAACAGCAAGACATATTATCTAATCTATCAAAATGGTGCATTGAATTCATCATTGAATACTCCTGAGATTCAAAACTACGTAGGGACAATTGTCCCTAAGGGACTTCCTCCTACATATTCTACTGCGGTGTCTCCAGAAAACTTCACTGAGCTACCAAAGGGCTTTGGTTCATATCTAGATGGTATTGTACCTAGTGATTGGGCTACTGCATCTGGCGCATTCTCATATTCAATCAGACAGATCAAAAACATTGAAAATCTAAACTTTGAAGTATTAGCTAAGGTTGCTAAGGGTATAGAAAATACAACTGATCTTCCATTAGTTAACGGTACTAGCAAGCCTGCTAATCAAGCTGCTACTGATGACAGTAAACGTATCTGTTCGTTGGGAAGCGGTCAAGCCGGTTCTTATACTATGAGCGACTTCTTTGGTTGTATGACAGGTTTGCCGTACCCTTGGGAATTAATTGAGAAGCGAATCAAGCAGGTTCAAACACCAGCACTATCTAACATTTATCAAGGACTATATCTAGCAGTTACCTGGGACGGCGCAGTACTAGCATACACTCTTGCTAATAGCTCACCTAGCAACTATTATATTGACACTCTTTCTATCGTGACTCCTGGTGGAGGATATGGAAGAGACGGAGCCCCTGCTCCCGTAATCACATTGCCATATGGTGCTACTGCAACTTGTACTATAGGCACTGATCCTAACGACATCACTAACTTTGGTAGACTAACTAGTGTTACGTTAGTA